GCACAAGTGACCGAGCGGGTAACCGTCAGGGCGCGAGACGAAGATGACGCTTGCGAGCTGGCTGGGAACTTGATCCAGTCTGACACGATACGGTGCAAGGACCTTGAGTGGGACTGGGCCGACGTTGTGATCGGCTCCGAGCATGACCTCGACATGGTGGGGGTGTGAGATGGAGATTAATGAAGAAGCATTACGCGAGTTGATCGATGCCGCAAAGCAAGCGATAGCAGACTTGGACGGTGTCGAGACTGAACATTATATGTACGAGACGTACCTAGCTCTGAAAGCAGCCGTAAAGAAAGTGGAGGTGTGAGATGGAGTATAAATTTGAAGTAGGGCAAGAGGTGATGTGGTCAGGCGGGTGGGGCACACGCGCACCAAAGCTTGCAAAGATTATCGACAAGGGGGAGAAGAACGATCAGGCAGTTTATGACTTGGACAACGGGCATTGGGCCTACGAGTATCAGCTTGAGGACGTAGCATGAAACAGATCGCGACCAAGACATTTAAATCTTCTCTCATCATGGAGGGATCATGGGGTGTGCAATTACTTGGAGAACATGAGAGCGTGATGGCGTTGTATGTAACCGCCGATGGAAAGCGGGGCTTCATCGAGTGGGATGTGCCTGACCTTGAGGAGTTGACCGAGATCGGGCTTTGGTTCGACCAAGACGACGAAGCCCCAGACCCCTCTATCCATTCGGTGCTGACCGATTACGACGGTGTGATGTCCCTCCCGAAGCAAGCGGTTGAGATACTAGAACAGGTGGGCATCTATGTGGGGGAGGAATTTAAATGAAGCCGGTCAAACTTCCTGCGCGGACAAAGTTATTTGGATATGACTACAACAAAAACTTAGAGCTACGCATGACAGGGAAAGAATGGTATAACTATGCAAAGGTTGATGAATTCTATACCGATCACGGGATCGACGCAGCGACCTGCGGCAGAGGTGTAGAGGTGTGGTTAGATGGTCTCAACATGGAAAAGAGGAGAGCGTGATGAACGAATCAAATATGCCGAACGAGTGGTGGCGCGAGCAGGACCTCGATGAGAGATGGTCTCAGCAAGCAGAGGAAGAGCTACGCCAGTACGAAGAAGAAAGCGATGCGCCTGTTATTTTTCCTGAGTTCAAAGATGCCTTAGTCGGGTATGGCGTACAGTTCAGCCACCGCATTGCGATCTATGACTATGCGCGATGTGTGAAGGTACTGGAGGAAGGAGGCATGACTTTTGATGAGGCGGTCGAGTGGATGGAGTACAACGTGCTGGGGACGTACGCAGGGCCGCGCACACCTGTGTTCCTGTGCGTCGATAACGATGATGAAGAGCCGGAAGAAGCTCCAGTGCAGATGACATTTAAATTCGATAACGCCGTATGACGCCAGAAGGGAAGGTCAAGGCGAAGGTCAAGAAGATACTGACTGAGATGGGGGCCTATTACGCGATGCCTGTGGCGTCTGGCTATGGACACGCGGGGACCCCTGACTTCTTGGCCTGTTATCGATGCCAGTTTTTAGCTATAGAGACTAAGGCTAAAGGGAACAAGCCCACCGCGTTGCAGGAAGCAACGATGCAGAGGATACGAGACGCAGGTGGGCGCGTCTTTGTGATCGATGAAACAAACGTAGAGAACCTACGCAAGGAGATTGAGAATGACTACAGCAGCAAAGATTCGGAAACTTTTGAGTGAAGGCAAGACCGCTCCGCAGATTGCGAAAGCACTAAAGATCAAGGTCGGGCGCGTGTACACCGTCGCGTGGCTAGATAAGAAGAAAAAGGAAACGCAGCCTGAGCGTAGCCACGATCCGAGAGTGGTGAAGGCCGAGAAGAAGTACATTAAGGCCGTGAATACGAGCAAGCCGTCGAGGATTGTGAAGGCGGCGAAAGAGATGAAGCAGGCACTCGATGTGATTAAGATAAAGAAAGACCCGAAGGCCGAGGCGCGGCTGAAGGACATTAAATTGTTTAATGGCCTACCCAAGTCGGTGGCAAAGGGAGTCCACGATATCAGGGCGGAGTCGTGGAGAGCCATCAACCCGTGGTTTGGGGTTGATGAGGATAAGACGCTTGAGGCGTTGAAGTATCACGAGCAGCTTGTCAAGGCGGGTTTTGATCCGTACACGGAGGAGTATTGGGACAGGATGGAGATGCGGTTTAACGGTAAACCGAAAGCCCGAATGTTAAGTGCGATTGAGGAGAAGCCGAAGATCACACGCAAAGAATTGTTGGATGAGTTGATGCCGGGGATAAATGCTTGTTTTGGTTTGGATGTAAAACCCCCCGTCAATCCAGTCGATCCTGTGAACAGTCCCCCGCACTACAAGTCTGGCGGCATCGAGACCATCGACTTCATCGAAGCTAAAGACTTGAACTACCGATTAGGTAACGTCGTGAAGTATGTCTCCCGTGCCGGTAAAAAGAACTCTGATCCGATTGAGGATCTAGAGAAGGCTGCGTGGTACTTGCAGCGTGAGATCACCGCGAGGAAGCGAGCATGAACACCATAAGAGAATTAATTAGACGTTGGAAGGCGTGTAAAGACTATGACTGGCGATGGGTTCCGAACCCTAACTTCAGATGCTCACGTGGCGGCGTGGAGTATTGGTGATGGGAGATGTCATCAAACAAAACTTCAACAAGAAGTTTGCCAAAAACCAAGCACTTGCTGACAAGATTTTTGAAGTGCTTGACGAGTATGACGGTGAGATATCACTTGCTGAGACGGTAGGTGTACTGCGATTGATCGAGGCTTGTCTTGTCAGGATGCATATGGATATGGTGGATGAAGGCGGGTACGATGAAGGAGCCTAAGAGTCCGGGAAACAAGCCAAAGGTTACGTTAGAGCAATACAAAAAAATTATGGAGTTGAAGGAGTCTAAAGAGCGGATCAAAGAGATGACGTATGTACATCTTGCTAAAGAACTTGGCTTGCGTCCGAGTACGGTGATCAACGCAGCAAGGAATAGAATCAAACGGTACGACTATGTTTTGGCGAAAGAGTAACAGGAGCAACCGCGATGACTCAAGAATATAAGTTTGGTGATGCCATCCTCAAGGAGGAAGGAAAGCTATGGAGCGACGATACAGAAGTGTATGCACAAATCGTTGAGATTGAGAAGTACGAGACCATCATCGTTGTCATGATCGCCGCTGCAGTGAAGGCCGAGCGGGAGGCGTGTGCGAAGGTGTGTGATGGGTGGAGCAAGCGCGACGATGATGTGGGTGGGTTTATCGGCAGGGCGATTCGGGCGAGAAACACAGAGGAGTAACTAAGATGATATTTGATTTTTTCTTTGGTAAAAAGAAGTTGAAGGCTGAGAACGAGAAACTCAAAGCACGAATTGAGTTCCTTGAAGAGCGTTGCACTGAGTATGCGATACGTTGGGTTGATCAGGAAAAGGAACTCGACAGATTGAGAGATGACATCAAATTCCTAGACCCCGCTTGTGCCGAGCGTGGTTGCGTAGCAAGAGATCGTTGGCAAATTGATCTAATGAATTAAGATTGTGGGTGATCCTCCTGCACCCACACTTTGAGGTAGCCAAAGAGTTGATCCGGTATGGTGGGTCCGTGCTACTCCCACCCGTTGAGGTAGCCAACGTAAGCTAGCGGTATGGTGGGGCCGGGGTACTCCCACCACCTAATAGGAGTTTATATGAGTAAATCTGTATCTGACATTTACGCCGAAGCTGTCAAACAAGCCGACGCAGATCAATTTGAAGAAGCGATTGAAACGCTCAAGCCCGTCACCGAACTGACCCCGCTACTCCGTGCGGCCTATACGCAGAGAGGCAGGTGTCATTGGGAGATGCACCGATGGGATGAGGCGAGAGAATCTTTTGAGACGGCTGTGCGTATCGAACCTGACAACGCCGATGCGTGGTGGTCATTAGGATTAATTGCATTACAACAAGGCGACTTTGAAACAGGTTGGAAAGGTTACGAACGACGGTGGGAGAGCGAAGCATTTAAATCTCCTCGCTTGGTAACGAAGCTCCCAAAGTGGGAGAAGGACAAAAACTATAAATCTGTACTAGTGTGGCCCGAGCAGGGGATTGGTGATCAGTTGATCTACAGTTCTTTGCTGCGAGAGCTACAGCATCATTGTGAGAAAGTCACAGTGATGATCGACGTGCGATTGATTGGCTTGCTTAAACGTGCGACACCGTGGATTAATTTTGTTAAGCACGATGCGAAGCTCAAGAACTCTGAGTTTGATTCTCAGATTCCGATTGCCAGTATTGGTAGTCACTTTATTAAGACAGCAAAAGATATCCCTGAGTTAGTGTCAACCAACTACATTGAAGCAGACCCTAAGCGAGTCGAGCAGATTAAGCATGAGTTGGGTATCAAGCCCGAGGACTTTGTGATTGGTTTGTCGTGGGCGAGCACTGCCGAGAAGATCGGGCCACACAAGAGCGTGAAGTTAGAGGAGTTGGTCGGGCTGTGGGATATCCCGAACGCAAAGATCGTGAGCTTGCAATACGGCAAGCCTGACTACGATATAGAACCGTTCGAGGCGAAGACCGGCAAGAAGATTCATCAGTGTATGGTCAATAACTTCTTTGACCTAGAAGGTACCGCTGCGATTATGAGTCTGTGTAACGCCGTGGTGTCGGTGAGCAATGCCAATGTGCATTTGGCAGGAGCGTTGGGTAAGCCTGTGTACGTGCTTGATGCCAACAAGCTGTGGTACTGGAACCATAAACATATCAATACGAGTTTGTTCTACCCATCTGTTAAGTTGTTTCCACGTGAGCATATGCTTGCGCCGTGGACTAATCAGATCGAAGCTATCATCAAAGAACTGAGGAGAAATTAATATGAGCGAAGATGATGTGTCGTATTTGGATGTAAAACCCGAGCATCGTATGGCGATACCGCCGCAAGAGAAAGTATGGGCGCAGATCGGAGAAGATTTAAATCTTGCTTTCATCGATTGGGAAATGATTGAAGGAATGGCGAAGCAGTTTGATGAAGCCCATCGAGAAGGCAAAGAGAAGAATCAGAGTCAGGTGATGAGTAAACTCTTGGTCTTGGTGCGTGATGTGACGATTGCTGAAACAGAACTGAGGATTAAAGGAGAATGAACCATGATCGACAACAAAAGCGAAGCAGGTTCTTGGAAGCGTGAGATGGAGAAGATGCCTTGGCGTTATGATCAGACGCAAGGGATGAGGTTAGAAACCGCGCTCGCTAATATGCGTGGGCGTGGGCTGTACAAAGAAGCAACGGTGATCGAGCAGGAGATCAAAACACTTCAGGCAGAACTGACTTACGTGAGAAAAGAACTTGAGGATCTGTACACTCACGGAGTTCCCTGATGCCTACCGAAGATGACGTACTTGATCTGATCCGTAACCTACCCGCCGAGATTAATCAGGCCGGTACAACGACAGAGTTTAAATTCTTAACGGTGGGTGGCGTCCTGTGGGCGTGTTACGACGAGATTGTTTTCCTACGCAGAGAAGTGGAACGACTGAGCAAGAAGAGTAAGAAATGAGTTTTGTGACGTTAGATTTTGAGACGTACTATGCCAAAGACTTTAGTCTGACTAGGCTAACGACCGAGGAGTACATCCGTGACCCTCGCTTTGAGGTGATCGGTGTTGGCATGAAGATCGATGACGATGAGACGCAGTGGTTCAGTGGTACTCACGCTGAGATCAAGGCGTGGCTGAATCAGGTGGATTGGGATACCTCTGCCCTTCTCTGCCACAACACTCAGTTCGACGGGGCGATCCTCGCTTGGACGTTCGACATCATCCCTGCTTATTATTTCGACACACTCTGTATGGCACGAGCCAAGCACGGTGTGGATGCAGGAGGGTCGCTCGCCAAGTTGGTAGAGCGATACCAGTTAGGTACAAAGGGGACAGAAGTTCTTGATGCGTTAGGCAAGAAGCGACTTGATTTTTCCAAGGAGGAACTGGAGCGTTATGCGAGTTATTGCATAAACGATGTCGATCTCACTGCTTCTCTCTTCGATGTATTTATGTCTGACGGGTTTCCAGAGTCTGAGCTTGACCTGATTGACATGACTCTGCGGATGTACACCGAGCCGGTGTTGCGAATTGATGACGGGTTACTAACAGATCGGCTGGAAGAAATCAAGGAAGAGAAATCTAAACTTCTACAGAGTTTGATGAGTGATTTAAATGTCACAACCGAGGAAGAGGTACGCAAGAAGCTTTGTAGCAATCCCCAGTTCGCTAAAGTATTAGAAGGCTTTGGGGTAACTCCGCCTACCAAGACAAGTGCAAGAACCGGCAAAGAGACGTTCGCGTTTGCTAAGAACGACGAGGGGTTTATTGCGCTACAGAACGACGAGGACCCACTGATACAACAATTGTGCGCGGTGCGTCTGGGTACTAAGTCAACATTAGAGGAGAGCAGAATTGAACGCTTTATTAGGATTCGTGGTAGGAACCGTGGTCGGTTACCTATTCCGCTCAAGTATTACGGCGCTCATACGGGCCGCTGGTCGGGTATGGACTCCGTTAACCTACAAAACCTTCCATCAAGAGATAAGAAGAAAAAGACTCTTAAAAATTCTATCGCCGCTCCCGATGGCTACACCGTTATCAACTGTGACTCCTCACAGATCGAAGCGCGAGTCTTAGCGTGGCTGGCAGGTCAGACGGATGTCGTGCAGGCGTTCGCAGAGAAGCGTGATATCTATTGCGAGGATGCGACAAAGGTTTACGGTAGGGTAATTACGAAGGCCGATCCGGTTGAACGCTTCGTAGGAAAAACACTGCGACTTGGGTTGGGGTATGGGACCGGAGCTTTGAAGTTGCGGCATACATTGAAGACGCAGCCTCCCGGCGCGGACCTGTCCGAGGAGGAGTGTAAAGGGTTCGTTGATGCGTGGCGCAAAGCGAACGACAGGATCGTTGACTTGTGGCGAGAATGTGACCGTGCTTTAACCCAACTCATGCGGGGGACTGCGAAGGGGTTTTATTTGGGTCAGGGTGAGGCATTGTCAGTCGATAAGGAAGGAGTGCGGCTCCCGAACGGTCTCTATATCCGGTACCCCAACCTGCGATTAGAAGACGACAAGATGGTGTACGACTCCAGAAAAGGCAGAGTAAACATCTGGGGGGGCTCGATGGTTGAGAATGTCGTGCAGGCGTTGGCCCGCATCATCGTGGGGGAACAAATGCTCAAACTCCGTGAACGCTATCGACCCGTCCTGACAGTGCATGACGCAGCAGTGTTAGTAGTCCCTATTAAAGAAGTTGGCGAAGCTATTGATTTTGTAACGAAAGTTATGTCTACTCCACCTGATTGGTGTTTAAATTTACCCGTGGCTTGCGAAGCGAAGTACGGAGAATCGTACGGAGAGTGCGGATGAAGACGTACATTCACGTGAACCAGCACGTGATCCGGTCGAATAAAAAGACCGGTGCGGATGACCCCGTCATCACGGTAAAGCAGGGCAAAAAGAACACCTATTGTAGGCAGGTGAAGATCCTTGGTCCTTCCGAAGTTATTTATTCGGGCAACGACAAACCTTTACTTTCCTGCGGGGCACGGGTCGCCGTGGTAACTGAAAGTAAAGTGGAGATCGTCGAGTGATCAAGTGGAGTTTTAGTAGCTTAAAGGACTACGTCAATTGTCCGAGACAGTATTACGAAGTTAAGGTCGCTAAGAATTTTACAAAGTACCCGACGCAACAGATGTTGTACGGGTCGGCAGTACATAAGGCGTTGGAGGATTACGTTACTGACAGCAAACCGCTGGAGAAGAACTACGAGCGGTACCAACCGATGCTGGATGCGCTGCTGGAGATTGATGGAGAACGTTATCCCGAGTATCGCATGGCGTTAAATACGGATTTGGAGCCATGTAAATTTGGAGCGAGTGATTACTGGGTAAGAGGTATCGTGGATCTGTTAGTGGTGGGGGGCGACACGGCGCACATCGTGGACTACAAGACAGGTAGCGCGAAGTATCCGGATGTGAAACAGTTGAAGCTTATGTCGTTAATGACATACGCCCATTTCCCTACAGTCCAGACCATCAGAGCGGGATTGTTGTTTGTTGCACACGATGTATTTATTGATCAGGAGTACACACGTGAACAGTCAGGGGAGCTTTGGAAAGACTTTCTTCCTGACTTGGAACGGTTGAAGATGTCGTATGATAACGACAGATGGCCCGAGAACCCTACGCCGTTGTGCGGGTGGTGTCCGGTGGCGACTTGTCAATTTAAGAAGGTGCGATGATGCCTTACGTTAATAAGCCGAGACCCTATAAGAAAGAGTACCAACAGCAGAAGGCCCGCAACGAACATGCAGATCGCATGGAGCGGCAACGTGCCCGACGCACTGTAGATAAGAATGGTGCAGACCGTAATAAGAACGGTAAGGCAGATCGCCGAGAAGGTAAAGATATCGCGCACAAGAAACCGTTATCAAAAGGTGGAACCAACAAAGACGGGTATACTATTCAATCTGTTCGCCGTAATCGCTCATTTAAACGCACCTCTTCTGGAGCGATGAAGGCATGATCCCCACAAGGCATGAGTGTGGAGGAGCGGACTTTTTCCCCACTTAGTCCGAGCGCCATAGCGCTATAACCATGCCTGCTAGTGACAGTTAGCTTTATTGCTTTTCCAAACTGTGCGCTAGCCGACTAACCCCCGTAAGGGGTCTTAGTAAACGGAGTAGTTATGCAAATTATTGATGATTCAGTTCTGCAGTTTACGCTGCCTAGTCGCCTTGCCAATGATGTTTATTCTTGCATCGATAAGTGCGAAGTTCATAAGTCCCAAGAAGACGACACAGAATTATTATTGTACTGGGGGCACGAAGAAGCTCAACGCGCTGCTCAACTTTGTGATGCTGCCTTTGTAACTGGAGTAAAGATTCCTTCTCCCATGCTACGGGATTACAAATGGCCCGGTATCTACAAACCTTTTGATCACCAAAAAGAAACGGCTGCGTTCTTATCGATTCGGCAACGAGCTTTTTGTTTTAACGAAGCTGGTACGGGGAAGACTTCTGCTGCGATCTGGGCAGTGGACTACCTCATGCAGCTTGGTGTAATCAAAAAAGTATTAGTGATATGCCCACTGTCTATCATGCATTCCGCATGGCAGGCCGACGTACTAAAGACAGCGATGCACCGAACTTGCGCGGTGGCGTATGGCCCACAAGAAAGACGCAAGAAGATTATTAGAAACAACTACGAATTTACGATTATTAACTACGACGGCACGCACATTATGCTTAACGAATTGCAGGCCGCGAACTACGATTTGATCATCGTTGACGAAGCTAATGCGTATAAGACTACCAGCACCCGACGATGGAAGACCCTCGCTAAATTAGTTCAGCAACACACTTGGCTTTGGATGATGACCGGCACACCCGCTTCCCAATCCCCCGTTGATGCGTTTGGGTTAGCTAAGTTGGTTAGCCCGTATCGAATCCCTAAGTTTATGACAGCGTGGCGCGACAAGGTGATGTACCAAGTCACACGATTTAAATGGATACCAAAGAAAACTGCTCAAGAAGATGTCTTTTTTGCCCTGCAACCAGCGATACGCTTTACGAAGACCGAGTGCCTTGATCTTCCCGAGGTGACTTATCAGACACGTGTGGTGCCACTCACCACACAGGTTACGGCGTACTACAAAAGGCTTGTCAGTCAACTACTTATCCAAGCGGCGGGGGAACAGATCACTGCGGTCAATGCGGCTGCAGCCCTTAACAAACTTCTACAGATATCTGGCGGTGCGGTGTATACCGATACGCACGAAGTGGTGGAGTTCGATATCTCTCCGCGTTTAAATGCTCTGGAAGAAGTACTTGATGAAACTATAAATAAAGTTGTAGTATTTATCCCGTACACGCATACTATCGATGTCGTGTCAGAGCATTTGACAAAGCGAGGATATAGCAATGAAATCATTCAAGGGTCAGTATCGCCAACACAGCGGGCTGACATCATTCAAAGATTTCAAACGCAAGAACACCCACGAGTGTTGGTCATACAACCTCAAGCAGCGTCACATGGGATTACTTTGACAGCAGCCGATACCGTTGTGTTTTGGTCGCCTGTGATGAGTGTCGAGACATACTTACAATGTATTGCTCGCATTGATCGAGTCGGTCAAAAAAATAAAATGACTGTTGTTCATCTGGAAGGATCAGATGTTGAGAAGAAGATGTACAAGATGTTGCAAGGTAAAGTCGATAGCCATCAACAGTTAGTTGATCTTTATAAACAGGAGTTAGAAAGCAATGAGTAAATACAACACCGAAGAATTGGTGGGGGCTTATATTGCCCTGCGTAACGAACGAGCTAAGCTCAAAGAAGAGTATGAAGAAGCTGATAGCAAGCTAAAGACTGACATGGATAAGATTGAACGAACCATGTTGGAGATCTGTAATGAAGTGGGCGCAGACAGCATTAAGACTTCAGTAGGCACTGTAATGCGGCGCGTTAATGAGCGCTTTTACTGCACCGACTGGGACAACTTCAAGAATTACGTGCTTGAGAACGAGGCTGTGGAGCTTCTTGAGCGCCGTATACATCAGGGGAATTTTAGGGAGCATATGTCAGACATTGAAGGCGACGGGCTTCCCCCCGGTGTTAACGTGATGCGCGAGTTTGGCATCACAGTCCGCAAAGCAAGTTAGTAGGAGTTTAGTTATGAGTACCGATTTGATTCTGAGTATTAAGAACAACCTCGCCAAGGTTGGAGTGGATGACGAAACCCGCGCTGTCGCTGGGCGATCTGGCGGTGGCGGTGGTGGGAGCAAGCGCATCTCCATCAAGGGTGGGGTGTTCAGGAAGTACGTAGGCGGCAAGGAAGTCGCGGCTATTGAGGATCGCCACATGAACGTGGTGTTCGTCAAGATGGCTCCGGACCCGAGCCGTACTTACTACACGGGTGCTTACAAGGAAGGTGAACGAGTTGCCCCTGCCTGTTGGTCATCTGATTCTAAGGCCCCCGATCCGGAAGTCAGGAACCCGCAGTCCTCTTCCTGCGATTCTTGCCAGTGGTCCGTTAAAGGGTCTGGCATGGGGGGTGGCGCAGCCTGCCGAATGTCGTGGCGTACAGCAGTGGTGTTGCCGAATGACCCGAGCGGGGATGTGATGCAGTTGGTGTTACCTGCAACGTCAGCTTTTGCTAAAGAGGACGCAGGTAAGTGGGGCTTCCGTGCCTACTGTCAGTACTTGGCAAATAACAACATCAGCGCTAAGCACGTTGTTACCAAGATGCAGTTCGACACTAAGTCGCCTGTACCAAAAGTTATGTTCTCACCCGTTGCTGCAATCGACGACGAGGCGTTGCCAATTATTGACACGCAGTCCAAGTCTTCTGCAGCAGAGAGCGCAGTCAAGCTTACGGTCTACCAAACCGATGAGAGTGAGACGACGGAGATTCCGGAACCCGTTCTGCGTAAGGCTGATAAAGGCGAGGCGGCTCAGCCTGCAGACGTAACGGATGTCATTAAAAAGTGGTCGAAGAAAAAGTAAGGGTGGATCATGGCGAGACCTTACGGACAAAAATTCCTTATTGCATTAGAGAAGTCGCAGCCTGAAACACTTGGTCTGCAACTTGCGAGACTTTGTGTAGAAGCCAACATCCCTGCCACCGCTGTCGCAGCAGCGTTGGAAGTATCGGGGACGACGGTCTACAAATGGTTTCGAGGACAGGGCGTTAGGGAACGTAAGCGTAGGGAAGTTGAGGTCTTTATTGACCTTGTGAAGGAAGATTTCGCCAATGGGGTTTTACCTGCCAAGGATTCAAAAGCTGCTATTGAGTACATTGAGTCCATGATTGGTAAGCCCATTCACTAAGATGGCTTTCCCCTTTCACGGCGGGGGGGCCCTTCCCCGCCATATTCTTCGCTGCGCTTATGGGAAAAGAAATTTACGAAAAAGCATTACCGTCTTCTGGGGTCTCTTGCGGAGCCATGCTCCATCCAGAAAAGAAAAGAGCACTGCACGAGTA